GTTGACATGACGTCCACAGTTGACTGAATGGAAACTATTATAGGATACTTCAATTTTAAAAATATTAAATAAATAGAAAATAAAACTAGCATTAAGCAGTGATTGCACGTATAGATTTATAAGTGTTAGCAACAGGCGATAACGCCGGAACAAAAGAAGCTGCAGATGCAACAATATCTAATACGTTTAAGAAATTAGAGTAAGAAGAAGGTGAAGATCGGACACCGTCTTGTGAGACACCTGACGTTCCCTGAACGGCAGGTTGTCCTTCAAGATGATATACAATCTCAATATCTAGACAAGCAGTAGAACTAGGGAAACCTGTACCACCTACGACAATAATCTCAAAAGGAGATAAACGTGCATAGGAAGAATCGCCTACAAATATATTAGTTGTTGAAACACCAACCGCAGGATCATCACCCATGGTGGAATCCTGAGATAATTGGAATTCAAAAGCTAAAGGCGATATAGGTTTAGAAAGAACTCTAGTACCTGATTGGGCAAGCTCTAATCCAGTAAAAACAGTATGTTCAGGTAAGGCAGATAGCCCCGCCACATCAATTTTAGCTGAGTCATTCGCACCGGTATATGGAATACCCATATTAGCATACCAGTACTGTAAAACTGCAGTACTATTGGCAATATTATTACCACCAATAGAAAGACGAGCGGGAACAAGTCCACGTGTACTCGGAATTACTTTAGCAACAGTGACAACACCAGCAACATTAGTCATTGAGGCGACATCAATAATTTTGACACCCCAACCAACTATCCGATAAGAAGACAAACGTCCACTTATATTAGCTGGTGAACAAGTAATAAGACCACTACCATTGATTGAAGTACCAGTCCAAGCAGACCATAAGGATCCACCTGATAAAGCACCAGTATCACAAACGCTATTTATACAAGCATTCGGGAGGCACAATAGTCCAATGTTACCTGAAGCATCAGATGAAACAGTGAACCTTTTGGTTAATCTCAAAGTAGCAGTGGGAGCGGAATACATATCCGGAACACGAGCACCATTAGAGGAGGGATCAAAAGGGGTTAATACTGCCTTTTTATAAAGCGAGCATGATGGGTCAGAAATGAGCCGATTATTTTGCTTAGACGTATTTACTCTTATAGGGTTATTAGTAATGCTAGTATTTTTATTTTTATTCTTATTAGCACGACGAGATTTCTTAGAAGCAGTAGGTATATTCATGATCTGGACCATCGGAGTTTTCCTAACGGAAAAAGCCACAAGATTAAACTTGTGGCACCTGAACTCCAGGTCGATATTTATCTTTAATAACTATAAAAGGATCATGATATGACTTTATAAAATTACTATTTAAGATACGATTCAAAAACTCTATTTTATACTCTTTATTCTTAATTGACTCAAAGAACTCAAAATGGGTTCTTTTAGTTGGAATTTTAACTTTCCAAATAGTACCATACAAATCTTGAAACTCCGTATCACCCTCTCGCATAATTGAATAGATTTCCTTAGAAATTGGAATCATGGCATTTGCCATTTTAAAAATGATCCTATTATCTTTAAGGACATCTTGTAAGCGGAGACGTGTAGGATCCAATGAAAATTCCAAATCTTTAAGACCTATTTTCTTATCATAAGATAAAATTAAAGAGTTTGTACTCTTTACAAGGCCAATATTAAATGATTTAAAATTTCCAGAAGAAACATCAGAAGAATACTTTGCAAAAAGATATGAAGCAAAATATTTTTGATAATTAGTGATTTTATAGGGTACTACATGAGGATTTAAACCCAACCCACCTAAAAACTTAGGTAGAAATAAATTATATTTCCCATTATCGGTCAATTTAGAAATCATACTTTTATGATAATGTACAAAACGGCGATGTAGGTATGGAACAAGTGGTTTAGGAATATCCAACATTAATTTATTATAATCATCCCAAATTGGAGACAATTCTTTTGATAATCCACCACTTAATTTAGATGAACCAACCAAAAGGCCAATATTGATATAAGGTATAACTTTAAAAGACTTGGTATATAATTTAGAATTGATAGTAAAGAAATCCTTTGAGAAGAAATTCTTCCCGAGGGACAACTTAAAACCAACTTTAGTTATATATTTTTTCCAAATTTCATAAAACCTCATATCAGCCTTAAATAAAATATCATCGCCATTAACTAAAACAGGGAGATCCTTGAAATCAATTTCTTTACTATGATATTCCTCAAATGCCATCCAATAACAAATCGCATTAACAATGCACAGAATTGGAAAAGAAAGGGTAGAACCCATGAGTTGTCCATTAATTTGATAGACATCTTTAATCGGGTTAAAACCAGGTATATGAGGATAGGATAGTAGAGTCTCATAAATAACGGAGCGTAATATCGCTAATAATGAGTCATCTTTGATATCAGATAATTTTAAGAATTTTTCAAACACAATTTTTGTAAAACGAATATTCAAATTATCGGTAGCTGCTTTATAATCACCGGAAACGAATGAATCAAATGAATCAGTCTTAATGAGATCAATGATCTCGGGGTGATTATCGAGTGACTTACCGGTCAAAGAAAATTGCGCAAACTGTTGGAGAAATCTCCACATAGCTTTTTGAAAAAATTGTGAAAGATAGAAAGAAAGGGACTTACCCTTTGAAATCATCCGAACTTTCAATGGCTCGCAAACAGCCTGTACTTTTACAGGACATATCCAAGAGACTACTAGATCATCAATTTTAGTTAATGTATTAGGTACATTAGTTAGAGTTAATTTCGAATCAGATTTTAGATTTTCAACTGCTTCCAACAAACAAGTTTTAAAACTTGGGAACGAAGAACCATATAATGATATAGTATCTGAACTAAAAAGTAAGTCAGATTCATTAAAAATATTCGTTGAATCATTCCCTGACAAAACTTGTCGTACATATTCTCTTTGACCACCTAAAGATCTCGGGAATTCCCAAGATCCTGAGGTTGAAGCCTCGTATAATTCCGGAGTAACTGGTCTGAATGTCCTTCGATTAATTAACCGATCCAAATAATAAGAAAATTTCTCTTCAAAAACCATAATCAATAGATGGTTCAATTTTAAGTAAACTAGAATGGTCACGATAAGCTTCGTAAACCAAACTAGGAGGTACTTGATAACAAGCACGTTTCAAACCTTCTTTAATTGTGTTGAAGAATATTACATTTATATTATTCTTAGATACAATTCGAGACCGTAGGAACAAGACTAAATCGGAAGAGAAGAAAGTTAATTTAATTATATTTTTCAATGAAGTATCATTAGAAATTTCAGGTAGGAATTTTGGACGAGGGGGTAACTCCATATGCTTAATATATAAAGCAAATAAAAGATCCTTAATATATTTAAAATAAGGAATAGAAAATGGGAGTATGCCCTTAGAAGATAGACTCTTAATATAAGATAAAATAAAATCAACGGAAAAGTTAGCGGTCTTAGGATAACATTTAGTTATGCACTCTAAAAAAGATCGTATAAAAAATACTAAACTTAGTAAATCAAAGTTAGAAACAATGAAAAACTTCGTCGGAGACTTTTTAACAAAATTTTTAATCGAGCGTTCGATAACACCACTTTCTATATCCGATTGAATCTTAAAAGAATCAATATCCAAATCTAAGTCCTGAGTATTTTTAAATTCAGTCAGTAAAGAATTTATTAATCCTTCACTTAGACCAGAATACGTACGAACCCCTGGGATTTGTGTAAGTACACAATCCATATTGGGGATATTTAGCACGTAGACCGGCCGGTGCCCGCGCACCCACTGGGAACGTGCTGTCAACTC